AATACACAGAACAATACGTAACTAATTTTTTATCAAAGTCATACTGAATAGTTGGTCCTGTGACTGAATTAGCCATAAGTTACCTCCTATTAAGCGTCAGCAAATGGTGTTACTAAAGTTCCTGATCCTAATAATTGGGCCGTAACATGATATTTAGCACTCGCCATAGCAGTTACAATAACAATACTACCTACTAATCCGCCTTTCGTTGTACCATTTTGAGTAATAACATCATTAGATGAAGCAGAAATAAAAGTCTTACCGGCTGCACTGTCATCAAGACCAGTGTATGCGCCACCTACAAACTTATCCGTACCATCCGTTAAGATGTCCATGTCTGTGGCTGCTGTCACTACTATAAAAGTAAATTGAGCGCCTAGGTTGCATAGTTGATTGGGATCTGTCTTATCTGTAGGTTCTGTAACCACAATACTGGGTAAAGTAAATTTACCATCGGCATCATTAGTTATTAGTACCCTCCCGGCATGACTAGCTACAGTAATTGTAGTGTCAGCGGTTAAACTTACAACAGAGTTATAGCCTGCATTAATAAACCCAGCAAGGGACCTTACCGGACCTGAAAAAGTTGATTTAGCCATTTTATTCTCCTAACTAAAACTGTTATACCATCTTGGAGTAAGTCTGCCGAGCCAGTTGATATAACAAATTATCTCGGAATGATTTGAGTATAGCAGAAAATTTTTGAAAGTGTCTAGAAACAAGGTGCCGGGTTGAGTAAGAAACCCCCGGCGGGGTTCCATAGTTTTGTACTAGCCTTACGCTCCAGGGCTGCCGAATACACAACGGGGGTCAGACCACCCGAATGAGTATCTCTCGCGAGCCTTGTACCTAACATTACCGGTATCAAAATCAGCTTCCATCGAAGTTCTGATGGGTGAACGGTCAAACATTTTGAATCCGTTCGGAACATCAGTTTTGATGAACCAAGCATCAGTATCCGTCAGATAATGATTAACTGTATAGCCTTCAGGGACCATGCCCATATTGCGTATAGCGTTAATGTCATTATCAGCCGTACTTACTCTACCTGGTGATTCCAATATTCTATCAGTAACGAATTGTAGCTCTTTAGGAATAATTAACTTATTTCCTTGAAGTGCTACTTTTAGTCCACGCTCATCAGTAAATGCCGCTATGTCAATCAATGCTTGTTCCAACGAAGTTTCGCTCAGGTCAGCAGATGTTGAAAGTTCATTACGCAAGTTAGGACCGCCCACAGTTGGGTGGTCAGTTGCACAAAGTTCTTTCGTATCACCGCCTGGGTAACTTGAATTGAACGCACGATTTAACACAGAAGCACCTTTGATTTGCTTGGTATTCGCCATACTTCTTGCAAGCGCTCTTGTATATCTTGCCGATAATCTATCGTACAAGTTATCTTCGACCGCTTCTTCTGTAATACTGAATGCCAGCGCAACAGTTTCATGTGTGTAACGTGACGTGAAAGCCTCTTGGGCTTGGTCAAACGCTACGCCTGCTCCTTCCGACTTAACCGGTGCGGTATCAAAGCCTGTAAGCATTACTTCTTCCTCAAAAGCACGATCACTTGATTCGGTTTCAAAAATTTCTTCTGATTCCCTATCATATCTATCGTACTCAAGGCCGAATAATGCGTTCAAACCTGGAAGTAATTCTTTGACTAATTGGGCTCTAGTAATTGCCATTTATATTACTCCTTATGTACCAGCAACTCCACCGCGCATGTAATGCTCATTAATTAAAACAATTAAGTTTGCATTATCGGCAGTGAGATCACCGTTTGAGTCATCTTGGACCACACTCACAATTTTAAGCTGAAGTGCTAATGTAGTGTTAATGGTACTAGAGTCTAGTTCGCGAGTAGCGACGCCAGTAGTTGTACTACCACCTATCCCGTCAGTATCAGCATTTCTGCCTATACATGTCTGGGCCGAAGCACCATCCGCTTGCACAATAAACAATTGATTAGGATCGTCATAGATATAAGCCTCTATGGCTCCACTTCCAAGTGCCGTTGTGCTGGCCGGATAGTAATTCTTAAAGGTAGGAGTTCCGTCAGTAGCAACATAATAACAATGCGAAAACGCACCGACGACGTTAGCAGAACTAACTGCTGCCGTGTTGATGTAACCGCTTGCGAATATGGTTATATCACCTTGATAGATGCTTGTGCCATATCCAGAAGGATTAATCAAATATGTGTTAACTATCTGAACGGAAGAACCGGCGCTGTTCCCCTTATAGGGGTTTAAGCCAAAGGCTTTATCTACATTTGCCATTCTTTCTCTCTAATTTCCAAGAATTAAAATCAAGAACCCTTATTCAGATGAACCTTGGGTTCCACCAATTGTTACGCGAGATTGTCTCTCAGGTCTACTGATAGACATTGAAGGGTGACTTCCATCTCTCAACATATCGTTATCGACAGCATCCATTTGATTTTGCGTCTTAGACGCAAAAAACGCATTTCTTTCCTGTACGGTTTCGATAGGAATCCTACATAGAATTAACCCACCAACTCCAATTACTCCTTGAAATTTACCTTGTTCAACTATGGGAGATTCAAAATCTGGGTATTCATCTGCTCTCACAGGAACCCAGCCTTCTCTGAGTCGAGCCATGACGTTCTTACGATCGTCTTGTCCTCGAACTTCCAGTCTCACCCACCGATGAACATGTCCTTCAGGAGGTTTTGGTGCATCCAATGCGGATGGTGGTGCCCATGGTTTTCTCGCTACTTTCTTTTCGCGAGTTTGGGCTTCGCGTGGTTCACGACTTTCGTCAATGTTTTTATTTTTAGTTGTCATTGTTGCTCCACGTTATTCAACATATTTCGCGTACTCTTCTAAAGGCACACCCAATTTTTTTGCTATTGCAACCTGTGATGGCGTGAGTCTCACAGTTTTGCGCCCAGACCTAGCACTCCGTTTAGCAGGTGCAACCGCTTGAGCGGGCCGATTCGCTTGAGTATTACCATCAAATTTATGAGGGAATTCCGTACGAATTCGTTTATTAACTTCATCATAGTACTCATTACTAGTGGCGTCAAACCCTTCGTTGAGTAAATCTTGATGAATTACGAAAGAAGTCATGGTCATAGCCCTATCGTTTCCGAACCAAGGATTCTCCTCTGCCCAATCTTGAGCTTTAGGATCTGGGTCCGGATAGGATGGTTGGGACTGTGGCACACTTTCTTGCGTAAATTGTTGTGGTGACTGTACTTGTCCTTGACGGACATTACGCTCTTGATTTAAAGCCTGCACACGTTGGGCCTCTACTGCAAGAGCAGCCAGTTTTTGCTGTGCGTTTGTTTGTGCATCGACATCAGCTTCTTCATTTGCTTTTTTTAATACGTTCTTCGCTGTTTCGGTTTCGGCAGTAATTCTATGGGCTTCTGAAATAATATAATTACCATCCATATTTTGTTTTGCTTGTTGTAAAGTTTGATTTTCGCTATATACGTTCCTGGCATATTCAGTTGCTGTTGTTTCTCTTCGTTCTGCTTCTCTAAGTTTTGCAGTTAGCTTATCAATACGTTTCTTTACGTTCTTGCCATATTCTTCGTGTTCGTCAGTTTTTTCTATTTCTTCGATTTCTTCGATTTCTACTTCCGGTATTGCTTCCGCAGCCCCTTTGTCCCCTAATATAGGTTTGTCCGGTTGCTTGGGTTCAATAGGAAGTACAGGATCTTCGTCAATATCAACGTCCACTTCAGGACCGGTATCATCTAAAGGTACGGGTTCTTCACCAGCGTTGAGATATAATTTATGCTTTGGCATGGTTCTTCTCCATGATTAAAATTGATGCAGAATTGCTTCTGGGTCTGGTACTGTAGCAATGATTTCATCATCGTTCAGTAGTTTTATTTCTCCGCCTTCTATGTGTATACGGGAACCGGCGTATCTTCCGATCAATACCCAGTCTCCCGGTTTACACCAAGGTCCGCTAGAAAATCTTTCTCCTTCGTAGGCTTGTGGTCCTACTTTCAATACATAACCAAGGACGGTTCCGATCTGTTGCCGTTCCACCGTTTCACTGGTGAGCAGTATGCCGGCGTCGGTTTGTCCTTGGCCTCGGTAAGGTAAAATCATTATGCGCCATCCGGTTGGAGCCGGTAATTGTTCCAACAGTTTAGAGTCGAGTTTATCTGGATTTAAAGTACCAGCGTCCCCCTTCTTTTTGCCACTATCATATACTTTCTCTAAAGCGGCTTTATTTTTCTCCGTTTTTTTCCATTCTTTTTCCAGGGCTAGTGTGGTTGGGTTAATCATCAATTATGTCCTGATTTTTTAATAATATCCGTATTTCTTCACGGACATAATTCAACGCTTCCACGTGTCCCACCAAATTACGATAGTGTTCCCAATCCTTGACTTCGCCATTGGTCATCATTTCCTGGATTTGCTGTTCTTTTTTCTCTATAGCGCGCGTTACAGCCGTCGCGAATTGTATTAAATCTATGTCATGTTCCCCATGG